GGTTATTTTCACTAAGCTACTATCTCAACTCAGGAATGTACAGTCAATTATTAAGGCTAACTTGGAGTTTGGCTATTCACTTCATTTAAGATTAAAGGGGTACCATTTTAAAGATTTGTCAGTGGTATTTAATCCAAGTACTATTACCGATGACTTGAAGATTCAGCAAGCAGAAGAGTATAAGATTCGGAATAGCCGAGTTCTCTATGCTGATGGAATTATACCTTTAACTGAGTACGCTAACCGTCATGGATTTGATAAACCCGATCAAGAAGAACCCAGAGCTCCCATAGATCCTGATGGGGCTTTAGCTAAAGAGGAGCAACGTAGGGATAGAGAAGCAGATAAAGATGCCTCAGATAGGAAAGTAAGGGATAAAAATAAACCTGTTCCCAAAAGAAAAGACCAAAATACTAAACCTAGTTAATATGCCTAATACAGAAGTACTAACCCTACAGGGGGCTAAAGCTATAATCCGCCCCAACCTTCCTAGTAATTTATCTATGGAAGCGGTGGATAGGATTATGAAAGAGGGGACTAAGGGAGAAATTGAGAAGTTTGGGTTGTTTGACGGAGCTTCTCCTAATTATACAACTTATTACCCAGACGTTACTTCAGCTGATCTAACC